GGATGGAGCCTAACCCGATGTTCCTAATCGAGTCAACAGTCTTTACACCATCGACTACGCAGATACTCGGTTCGTAGTATCTTCGCATCAGGTTTTCATCATCTGAGGTTTGGGAGGGCAGTCAGCAATGGCTGCCCTTCTTATTTTTACGGCCATGAAGATTTGTATCGTTTACAACGCCCATCCAACCGGGTGCAGTTACTACCGCCTTGAAATGCCGAACGCATACTTGGGCGACAACTACCCGGAGTTTGACTATGTATGCGTCGAGAACATCACCACGATCAGCGACGAGGGGTTGAGGTCCATTGACCTGTTCCTGTTTAGCAGGCTTTGGTGTCAAGGCACGATGGAGCAGGTGGAGAACGTCTACAAAGCCTTGACCCAATACGGAGCGAAAGTCATCCTTGACTTGGACGATTATTGGGTGCTTGAATCGGGCCACATCATGTACCGCCACTATCACCAAACCAAACTCGCAGAGGTCATCCGTAAGCACATCAAATTAGCCGATTGGGTTACCTGTACCACCGAACACCTTGCCTCTCGCATACGGCCTCTAAATGCGAATGTGAGCATCTTGCAAAACGAGCCTTACGAAGCCTACCAACAGTTCATCCCCAACCTTGACGAAGAACCCGACAAGCACCTCGTGAAGTTCGGTTGGTTCGGAGGTGCGCAGCACGGGGAGGACATGGAACTGCTCCGTGAGGGGATGCAGAAGTTACGCTGGGACGCAAACTTGGATGGCAAGTACCGCCTCTATCTCGGAGGGTGGAACGACAACAACCCCGTTTACGAGGGCTACGAAAAGATAATCAGCGACCAAGGGAACAACCCGAACTACGGACGCATTCAGGCTGCTGACATCTACTCCTATGTGGGTGGATACAACTTCGTAAACGTTACCCTTGCGCCGCTCCGGGACACCAAGTTCAACAAACTCAAGTCCGAGTTGAAGGTCGTCGAGGCAGGGTGGATGAATAAGGCGATCATCGCATCCGAAACCATCCCCTACACCGATGTCATCCGACACGGGGAGAACGGGTTTCTCGTACCTTACAACAAACCGAAGGACTGGTACAAGTACATCAAGCAGTTGATCCTTGACCCCGACCTGCGGAAAGGCTTGGCTGACAACCTTACACGGGACATCAAAAAGCAGTTCAACGTGGCTGAAACCGCCAAGAAGCGGGCCGAACTATACAGGCAGATTGGGCGCAAATTGTGAAATTCGGGGGCATCGCACATTTACAAGCAGATGCTTTACCTGAACCCTGACACGACCAACACGATTACCGTTACTTGGACCGAGCGAGCCAGCACGGGGGACCGCTACATCTTGCGTTTGACCAGCATTGCCAAGAACACCACGACCGATTTCACCCTGCTGAAATCTGCCAACCTTTCCAACTATACCAACCGCTATGACCAATTTCAGATTGCCGTGGGGTCGCTTGAAACAGGCTCGTATAAGTATGAAGTTTACGATACCAATAGCACGGTTACCGCTGCTTTGGCGGTCGTTGAAACGGGCTTGGCATTTATACAAACCGTAACGATAGGGTTCAATACCTACGCCAATTCAATTACTTACAACACCTTCCTCGCATCCAGCGTGAGGGTATTCGATTCAACCTTTGACCAATCCTTCGCATGAGCGTACAAACACGAAGCGACCTCCAAGCGAGTGCTGCTACCATCACCAACGAAACCGCTGCCGGGGCCAACACCGCATCCCGTGTAGGCGGTCTATTCGACGACCTCGCAGACACCGCAACGCTTGACCGGGAACGGGGCTTTGCGAACCTTTACCTCGACACCGACACGGCCTTCACCCCAACGCAGGGGCAAAGAGTCAAGTTGACAAGTGCGATGAAATCGGGCGTTTTGTCAACCTACAATTTCTCACGAACTACCAACTCGCTGACCTACACAGGCACAACGGGTGCGACCCTTCGCATCGCTGCGTCCATGGTCTTGGCGCAGAACAACAACAACCAAGTCAAGGTTTACATCGCTAAGAACGGCACAACGATTGACCAGTCAATGACTGACATCACAACGGCTCACACGAACGGCCATGCGATTTACACGGAGGCCTACGTTACGGGTGCAGTCAATGATGAATTTGCCATCTACGTCAACGCAATCGATAGCGGTGCAAGTATCACGATTTCAGCCCTTTCATTTACCATCCACACGCTATGAGTAATAAATCTACTCAACACTTCACCCAATGGCTTGGGATAGAGCATAAGGTCCCCGTGATGCTGGAGAACAGGTCCGGCAAGTACATCACCTACGGCTTTGCCAACGAATACCCCTACTACCTGCTTGACAACTATCGCAGGTCGTCAAAGCACAACGCTATCGTGAATGGGAAAGTGAATTACATCATGGGCGGTGGATGGCAGGCAGGGGATGACTTGACCGTGGAGCAGCAGGCCCGATTCATCAAGTTCTTCGATGGAATGTCAAGCACGGAGGACCTCAACGACATCACCGAGAAACTGGTCCTTGACTTGGAGATTTTCAACGGGTTTGCGGTTGCGGTTACTTGGTCCAAACTTGGCACGATTGCCAAGATGGAACACGTCCCGTTCGAGAAAATCAGGGTGGACAAAGAGGAGAAGATGTTTCAAGTTGCTGACTGGTACAACGACGACATGATGCAGTTGTTTCCCAAAATAGGGGACATCGAGAAAATCCCAGCCTTCGACCCGGAGAATCGCCTCGGTAAGCAGTTGTTTTATTACAGGGTGTACGCAGCAGGCGTGAAGCACTACCCGCTCCCCGAATACATCGGAGGGAATGCTTGGATTGAGGCAGACGTGCAAGTGGCGAACTTCCACAACAACAACCTCCGCAACAACTTTTGGGGCGGTTACCTAATCAACTTTAACAACGGAATCCCGACCCCCGAAGAACAGGGCGACATCGAGAGGCAGATTAAACGCAAGTTTAGCGGTACGGATAACGCTGGTCGCTTCGTTGTAACCTTCAACGATGAAGCAGCGAATGCCCCGACACTTGAACCGCTCACTCCGTCCGATATGGATAAGCAGTTCGAGGTATTAAACAAATCAATCCAGCAAGAGATATTCATCGCACACCGTGTAACGAATCCATCGTTATTCGGTGTCAAAACCGAGGGCCAACTCGGAGGAAGGACTGAATTAGTTGAGGCTTACGAACTATTCAAGGCCACCTACGTCAACGACCGGGTGCAGAAGGTCGAAAGAATGATAAACTACTTGGGGTCTTTCAACGGTGTGGAAGGCATGGAGTTGATTCCTACCAACCCCATCACGGAGCAGTTGAGCGAACAGGCTCTCCTTCAAGCCATGACCCCAGCAGAACTGCGTGAGAAAGCGGGTTTGCCACCGATTGAAATAAAGACCGAATCAAGCGTTCAAGACGTTATCACGGCTATCAATTCACTCTCTCCGTTGGTTGCCAACAAGGTCTTGGAATCCATGTCAGCCAACGAAATTAGGGCCTTGGTGTCCTTGCCTGCAAAGGCAGAGGGTTCGGGTCTTGCAGGAGCAACTGCAGCCGTAGAGGTCAGCCCTGAACCTACTGCACCGCAAGGCTTGGCATCAAACGAGAACATCAAGAAACTATCGGGCCGTGAGTACCAAAACCTGATGCGTATCGTGCGTCAGTATATGCAGGAGAAAATCACGCTGGAGATGGCTCGGACTATGCTATCAGCAGGCTTCGGTTTGTCTGCCCAAGAGATTGACACGATGCTCGGAGTGCAGTCCCAAGAGTTCAGCGAACCGACTTGGGGCCAAGAGGACGACGAGGACTACGGATGGGGCGAGGAAGAGTTCAAGGTCTTGGAGGTCGTTGCAAGCAAGTTCGGATGCCATGCCGACGACTACCATGTGATGCACTCCAAGCCGATGCGTTTTGATACAAACATCGACGAAAACATACGGTTGGCCTTTGCCGAACTGGGCGAGGAAGAAAAGGAACTGGACTTGAAGATTGAAGCCTACCGCAAGAAGAACCGGGACGCATCGGTTGAAGAAATGGCTAAGGAGTTCGGGGTCAGCAAGGCGAAGGTCGCCAAGCGGGTCGCCTACTTGATTACCAAGGACCGTTACCCTATCAGCCGGGCCGTGGACAAGATTGCCGAGCAGAACCTTCCCAAGAATGTGAAGGAAGTTGCCGAGCCTGTACTGGAGGTTCGTTACAAATACGCATGGGCCACAGGTTTCAGCAACAAGGACAAAGGCTCCAGCCGTGAGTTCTGCAAGGTGATGCTGGACTTGGCCGGGCAAGGCAAGGTTTACACACGGGAGGACATCGACGGGATTTCTGCGATCATGGGCTACTCCGTTTGGAACAGGAGGGGCGGTTGGTATCACACGCCCAGCGGAGTGAACAGGCCCCAATGCCGGCACGTATGGGAGCAGCAGTTGGTCATCCGTAAAGGCAACAAAATTTCAAAGGCATGAAGGCACTCTTTATAAGCGAAGAAACGCTACTGGACAATAGCATCATCAACGAGAACGTCAGTTACACCCAAATCCGTCCAACGGTTGTCAAGGTGCAGGAGATGCGGATTCAGCCCATCGTTGGCTCTCCGTTATACGGGGAATTGGTTACGCAGGTCGTCAGTGGTTCAACGTCTGCGCTCAACCAAACGCTGCTGGAGGACTACATCCAGCCTGCTATGATTCAATGGCTCTACTACGAGTTGCCGATGGTCTTAGCGTTCAAGTACATGAACAAGGGGATGGTTCGTAGAACGAGCGAGGAATCCTCCCAAATGAGCATGGAAGAGATTACCCGGCTGACGGATAAGGTCAAGAACGATGCCGAGTGGTATTCCGAACGGATTACCCGTTACCTCATGGAGAACCGCAATTCATACCCCTTGTGGAACTCGCCTCCTTCTGCTCTTGACACGATCTACCCGAACGCCACCAACTACCGAACCGGGATGGTCTTGGACCGCAACCGAAGGATGGGAATCAGCAACCTTGACTACCCCTACCCCTACGGTCAATTTGGGGCGTGTAATGACTGCTAACGATGGGCGCACACAAGAAGAACATACTGAAACTGCAAAACTATGTCTTGGATAAAAATCAAGCAAGCCCTGCTGGACCTTGCCAACAACCATCCGCAGGTCAACTCCTTCGGGACGGGCGACCCTCTTGCGGTAGGCACGGACAACACCATCAACCTGCGAACCCCAAGCCGTGAGCGTATCGTCTATCCGCTCGTTTTTGCGGACGTTCAGTCTGCAAGTACTGACGCTGGTACTTTGGACTTGGTGGTTGGGGTTTACTTTTCTGACCGTGTTGAGTCCATTAAGCCGATGGGCGGAGTGGTTTCGGGCAGCCCTACGCTGGGTTGGCAGGACAACGAGGACGAGGTCTTAAGCGACCAGTTACAGGTAGCACAGGACTTCATATCGTCGCTTACAAACGACCCAAGCGAGGACTGGACCCTCTCATCCAGCGTATCGCTTACGAGGTTTGTAGAGAGCCGGGACGACCGCACCGCAGGGTGGCAGGCGACGATGACTTTTGAAATCCCTTACGGCCATTCGGTTTGTGAAATTCCCACATAAAAGACATTTACAATTAAACGCTAAAAAATGCCTACACCCATATTGCAACAAATGCTCGGCCAAGGTGGTACGATGGAATTCGTTGACGCTGCCGTTACCGGGAAGAACTACGACTTCTTGGTAGTCAACACCGCTGCGACCTTTACAACCCTTACTGGAACTGGAAGCGAGAACCTGCTAACCGCTTACGCTATGAGTGGCAAATCCGTTTCCGCTGGCATCGTGATTTCAGGACGCAATGGCGGTAAGATTACGGCCGTCACTCCATCCGCAGGTTCGGTCATCGGTTATACCTTCCTCTAATGCTAATCGGCTACGGCTACGGCTATCCCACGAACATGCTCCAAGGCGGAGTCGCTGCAGGGGTGTGGGCCTTGTTCAACGCAAGGGCTACGGCTGACGGAGCAACCGCTGCCGAGGCTGCCGTGAATGGATGCCTCTTCAATCGCTTTGCAGTTATTTACAACTTCTAACAATGCCGACACCTTC